CCTTAGAGCTACGCCATCTTCCGCTCTGAGATACATGAAAATGTTCATCTATACGTTTGGATAGCGAGAGAATGTAACTTCTTACAAGCCGATCATACACCCTAATTTAAAATATCATCACATGGTGGAATATTTTCATCATAAATTTTGTCCTCAAGATTTTTAATCTCAGTAACCAGAGAAGTGGTCGCAGCAATGGCAACTTCCACCTCTTCTATACTTCTTTTTTGACAAAGGTAATGTTTCCACTTTTGAAGCTCATGGTAACAAAAATGCTGTTTGAACTCATAAGCTAGTGATTGTTCAATCGACATTTAAACTATCTTGAAATTTGTCATTGGCGTCTTCATAGACTTCTTTAATATCGCGCCCTTCAATCCTTACATCAACATCTAAGCCAAACTTCTTAGCACATAATGTCAGGTTATGAAAAACTACAATAAAAAAAGTAGGAACTGTATCTGTAAAATCCCATTCATAGCCATCTTTTCTAGAACAGTTTTGAACTAGCCTAATTTGATTATCAAGCTGTTTCATACGCGGTGGAAACATTCTTAGGAATCTTTGTTCTTTTTGATTAAGTGTCATTAGAATGGCTGCCCCCAGTTTTCATATTGTTTTAATGTGATTAGACCATCTTTACAAAGCTGATCGGTGTAATTGTTCCAGTCTTCTCTTTTAGCGATTGCATCGCCTCTTAAAGCAGTTGGTAGAGTTTTATAGAATACTCTGAACTGTTTGAGTGCTTCAGCTTTAGTCATTTTCTTAGGCATCGTTTTCTCCTGTTTTTAGTGTTTTAATTTCTGTGAAAACATTTTTATGTTTCTTGTTTCTTTTTCTTTTTCTAGTCATTTGAACACCAGAATCGAATTGTCTTTTGTTTGTTGGAATAGGATTGTATTCAAGCATTGTTTTCTCCATTGACTTTCATCTTGATAAATCTGCCAGTAGTCTCACCATTTTCAAAAATGGCATGAACCATTCCATGACAGTTGATACCTAGTCTGACTTCATCAGAGTTTAAGAATGGCTCTAGGTAGGTTGGTAAGTAGTCATCTGTAAGCCACTCACTATCTTGCTTAAGTTTTAAAGCTAATAGTTGTGCAACTGTGTGATCTGGACTTGTAGAAACAAATTTGCAATCAATTTTTTTGTCGAACATGATTTTTAAGAAATAAATTTAATAAAGAGAAAAAGGGAGTCTTTACCAGACTCCGTATAGATCCTTTAGCTTTTGCCTAGTGTCAACACCTTCATCGAATAATCTTTTCAATTCGTTTTTGTTGTTTTGCCATTTTCTGCAATCGTTTCTCATAGCGTTGTTTTTTTCAATCCTCTGCTGAGAGCGATTAATGTACCAATCTCTGTCAAACTTACACTCCATTGCATCGCATTGTTTTTGAGCGTTAGCTAGACCCTCATCAGTAATAAGTGCAGCCTCATCGTGTATCTCTTTAGTCAACCACTTCTCTAACTGAACTGGTAACTTAAGGAATCTTTCCCACTTAGCTTGCTGTTTAGCATCTGCTGCTGCTTTTTTCTCTGCAGCTTTCTTAGCTTTCTCTTCGTCTGTAGCTCTCTGAACTTTGCTCTTGCCGATCATCTCAGCGCCATGTCTTTCTGATCTGAACTGTGTGTACTGAGTAAGATGGCCATTAGCTGAGTTCTCGCCATATCTGTAATTCCAGATCATGCGAACATAAATCTCAAACTTGGTCTCTTCTCTACGCTTAACAATGTCAGCTTCAGGTGCAATGTAGTCGTAGATGTGACCATATACACGGCCTTCAATAAGCTGATTTGAATAGTTGACGTTTAAATCTACTTTCCAGATGTACTCTTGATCGGTCATGTGCTGACCAATTCTTGACTCAAGTAAACCAACTGCTGCATCAGCTTGAGCCTGTGCATCTTTGACAATGTTTGCGTAATGTGGATAGTAACGTGGCTCGTCCCAACCAAAGACAGTAGACTTATTTTCTAATCTTCTGTCAACTTCTTTGATGTAGTGGCCAGTGCTGCAATATGGCCATCTAATGCCAACAGCTTTGTGATGATCTACTTGCTCATTTTTTGTCTTACAAGTAGCTTGAACTTCAGCGATGAATGCGCTAGTGATTGTCTCAACTAGGTGCTGTTTAATGTGTTCTGGTGTTTCGAATTTCATTTGCGAGAGAATGTAAAGAACTGGCGCTTCCGCCATGCATTAATTATTACTCATTAATAGTAATATCGCAACTGTAAACATCAGTAATATTCAGATATTGTAACTTTATGTGCAGTGGGGTTTACATCTGTGCATAGATGCGTCAGAATAATAATGCGGTAAGTACCCGCTTTTTTATCTCGCCAGTTTTATGGAACAAACAATCACACTTTCTCTCAACGATGAACAGCTTGAGAACTTTGAAAACGTACTGCTAGAGGCTAAACACAGCCTTCCAGATGATGAAGAAGAGTTTCAAGCAGCACATGAAGATAGCCCTGCTGGTACCATTCGAGAGGTGCTAGAACAGATGGCTAAGCAGACTAACAGAGGTTATGCTACTTCTGATTACATGAACTGTGAGGTTTAGTGATGTCTAAGAATATTACTACTTACGTTTGTGAAGCTGGCACACTACTCAAGTCTTATGACACATTTGTTGCTTTTAAGGCTAAAGACTATATGCACTTAGTCACTAAAAAATATCATAGCAAGACCACCAGCCGACACATCAGTGATTTTTTGGGCGGTTCTGACGTTGTTAAAGGAGCTGAAAAAGTTTCACAAAACTTGCTAGATACAATGGGTAAATTTATCGAGGCACACCAATGAGAAATTTATTTCTAATGATCGCAATGTCAGGTTTGTTCTATACGACCCTATCTGGCACTCTTTACGACATGACAATAGCAGATTGTAACGCTGGTGTTGTTGCTGCTTGTGAGGAGATCGCCAGATGAAATTTGAAGCTACTAAGGACAAAAAAGAAAATCTGTTTCAAGGTTTCTATATTTTATTTGCTGCACCAACAGCCAAGCATCAAGAAGAAGTTGGCCAGATGCTATGCGTCATGCTAATGGATTCAGAAATAACACGCCAAGACGCGCAGAATGCGTGTGAAAGAGCAATCCAAGCACACCTTACTGAAAAACAATTGGAGGAAACTTACAATGGCTGATTTTGATTATCAGAAAATGAATGATTATGTTAGCGCTGACCCTGAAGTAGCTAAACTTCGCGAACAAAAATCATCAGCACGTAAAAAGATTGAAACTTTAAAAAAATCAGCACGTATGCATATTGAAAAAATGCACGGCTTGTATTTAGCTAAAACAGCTGTAATTGAAAAAATTTGTATAGACCCACCAACAAATGAAGAGGAACAGTATTTAGAACAAATTACTGGACAATGCCATGAATGTTGGGACGGAGATTGGCAAGAAGCAAGTGAAGTTGTTTTTGATGGACAACTTAGCTGTGCTATGGCCATCGGTAACTTAGCTAAACAGATTTATAAATTAATTGAAGATATTAACCTTATGTCTGGTTGTATTGAAAATTTAGAAGAAGAGCTAAGAAAACAATTTAGAACACAATTTTACAAAGATCAACAAGCTACTAAGGAGGTAGAAAAATGAGCCTAATTGAAAAAAAATTAGATTTCACAAACTTAAAACTTCAGCAATGGCTTGAAGCGTGTCCATACAAAATAAGAAATCTAGAACAATTAGTTTTTAGCACTAAACCAGTTAATAAAAAAGAAGTTCGACTAGTAGTTGAAATTCCTATTGCAGAATGTGCAGTAAATTTTCAATATTATGGTTTAACACTTGGAGAAAAGACTGAAGAGCTAGAGACTAGATATAAAGAATTAGACAAAGAATATAAAAAATTAATTGTTGCAGAAGTAAAAGAAAAAAATCCAGTTAAATTAATCCAGTTAGAAGCAAAAACTTCAGCAATTTATCAAGAGCGCAGAAAAATACTTAAAGACTTAAAAGCTCTTATAGAGGCAGAAAAAAACAATGTATAACGCTATCTGCCTAACTTTATTAGTCGTAGCAGCATATACAAATTTGCTGTTAACCATAAAAAAAACTGGTAGAGGAGACCCTTTTAACTCCAATACCAGTATTCCCTCCAAGACCAAGCGGTCTAATTTATTATAACCATGATTATTAACGAAATCGAGCCAGTAACAGTTGATTTTGCAAGCTATCGAGCAGACCCTGCTTTTAGCGCCAGCGATCTAAAGATTATTACAAAACAAAATGCTAGAGCGCTATGGCACGCAAAGTTTAATGAACTGGCACCTCCAAAACTTCCAACACCCGCCATGAAGTTTGGCACCTTGTTCCATGCTATGTGCTTAGAGCCTGAAGAATTTACAGCTAAATTTAAAGTTGTAGAAGATAAGCGCACAAAGAAAGGCAAAGAACAAGCTCTCGAATATGAGAAAAAAGGCATAACAGTAATCACACCTCAAGATGCTGCATTAGCTTCAAATATGATGCAATCAATATGCAACAACCCTGTAGCGTGGGAACTGTTAGACAAAGGTAAATCAGAACAAAGTTTCTGGTGGTCACATAGTGCAACAGGTTTAGACCTTAAATGTCGCTGCGACAAAATTAATGGAGACACTATTGTAGATCTAAAAACTACAGGAGAGGGTGGCGCATCGCCAGATGTGTTCACAAAAACAATTACAAATCTTAACTACCACCTTCAAGCAGCACATTATTTGCAAGGTACAGGCGCTACAAATTTTATTTTTGTAGTAATAGAAAAAGTATTCCCCTACAACATAGGTGTATACAAATTAGAAAACGAATTTTTAGACTATGGCTATGAAATTCAGGAACAAGCACTTCTTAAAATATTTGAAGCTACTCAATCTGGAAAATGGCTTGGTTACACCGATACCGAACCAAACGGAATCCAAACTCTCGAAAAACCCTATTGGCTTAACAACTATGACTGAAACTACTTTACCTACATTTGGCATTGAACAGATTACCCCTGACTTTGCAGAACGTGTATTAGAAGAAAAAAACACTAAAAACAGAAAAGTTAAACCAGCTAATTTAAAAAGACTTATTACTTCTATTGATAATGGAGAATGGATTTTAACTAATCAAGGTATTGCGTTCGATAAAGAAGGCAATTTATTAGATGGTCAGCACAGACTTTTAGCAATCGTAAAAACTGGTAAAACATTGCCAATTATGGTTGCTAGAAACATGGATCCAAAAATATTCCATTGTGTCGATACAGGTACAGCTAGAACTGCTGCTGACGGCCTTTACATTAAAGGTAGTGCAGCATCAAAACATCTGGCGGCTGGTATAAAAGTTTATTTACTGTACAAAACTTATCCTAAAGGTACTTGGCGCAATGTAACAGTACCAACTCATATGGAGATTCATAATGAATACGAAAGACAAAAAGAAGATTGGGACAAAATCATTTATGAAATGGGTATTTATCACAGAAAATTTCATTGTTTTCATCTAAGTGCGGGAATTCCTTTTTATAAACTTGTACAAGAGAAAAAATACAAACAAGAAATTCTGACTGAATTTTTAACTCAGTTTTCTGAAGGGGTTAATTTAGAGATAGATAACCCTATTTTATCTTTTAGAAATCAACTCATGCAAAAAGGTTTTAGATTAAGAGGTTCTTTTTATCAAAGGTACCAACTAAACGCTTTTATAAGGTTGTTTAATTTTCACATCAACAAAGTTAAAAAAACTAGATTTATGGCCCCAGCTTCTGATGTAGGGAACGTTCTTACTATACAAGATCCAAGACTAGACCAAATGGAGGGGATTTTGTAATGAAAAAACCTAATTTAAAAGGCACTATTCAACCACAGGATATTTACAAAAAAGGTAAATACAGTTATGTGTCATGGGCTAGAACATCTGAGTATCTTAATGAACTAGCAGCGGGTTGGGAGTTTCATTTAGAAATGCCACCAACTTATGAAGCAACTGGTGTAGTTTGGGCTGCACCTGATGGAACAGGTTATCTTATGGGTTACTTCACAGATCCAGAAGGCAAAAAAGGTGCTGTTTATCCATATTCAATTATGGACTATAAAAACGACCCAATGAAACTAGATAAGATTTCAGCAAGAGACATTACCGACTCACATAGACGCGGCTTTTGTTTTTGTGCGGCTAAAGAATTTAATCTAGGCAGTGAATTATGGACAGGTAATGAGATTGTAAAAGCTTCAGAGCCTGTTACCCCATCTAAAAGACAAGCTAATGTTCAACCCAAACAGAACATAGCAGTTTTGGCGCGTGACGCTATTGTGAAATCAACCACTGATGAACAATTGGACCAACACTTAGTTACTCTCGAATCAAGGCTACTTGAGGGGAAAATCAGCCAAGACCAATATAATAAACTTATCGACCTAATCAAAGCTAGGAGGAAAGCATTAACACCATGAACCAAATCGAACAGCAATTTTTAACATCTGACCAGTTAGCTGAAAGATATGGATTAAGCCCTGCAACTATTGCTGATTGGAGACGTAAAGACCGTGGACCCGAATATTACACACTTCCCAAATATGCGGTGTCGTCAGGCTCTGCCAAAGTTCGCTATGAACTTGGCAAAATCCTTAAATGGGAAAAAGAAAACAACATTACACCTAAAAACCCTTTTTAAAATGGCCAAAGTTCAACCAGCATTTACTGCAAAATTTAGAATCCTTGACAATCCAAACCCTGTCAATGATTATGCACCAGAAAAAAATGTAATCTTTGATTTCACTTGTGAAAATGCATTAAAAGCTGCAGAGTTTTTTATGAAAATGCATGACAAAGCAGAGAAGGAAGGTACAACAATTAGAGTCTATACAGACAAAAAAGAGTATCATGAAGAAGCTGGATTTACGCTTTGGGGCGGTATGTGGGGTAATAGTGGCAAACTAGCCCCATTGCCTCCAAAAGACTCATCACAGAGCAAGCCAGAGCCAGAAGAAACGATTAGCGTAGATGACCTTCCCTTCTAGATTCCCTAGCGACCCTTATGAGGGTCAAACATTCTACGACCCTGACACAGACAGAACTTTTGAATGTCAATGTAGAGACCCTTTAAATCGAATGATTAACCTACACAAAACACTTTTTGAGTGGGTTGATATTAGTAAAGAAGTTTAATTTTTACCAAACAAAATGTATTTAAGGCGCTTCATTAGAGGCGCTTTTTTTTTTACTTTTCTTTCATAAAATTGTATGCACTCTTGCTGCGTACACATTATCTCGAGGGCATTAGCAATAAAATGAGATTGTTTATGATTTGCTCGCGCTAATTGACTAGCTAATTCTCTTAACTCGTTAATATTGTTTATTGTAGATAATTCTTTTATAGCACTTTCTACGGCAAACTCAGATTCAAGACTAGGTCTGTTAGTCAAGATATTTACAATATTTTTTACTTGTCTTCTGGCCATAAATGCACCTCCACATAATCAACTATTTGATCGTCTATTGTATTGTCTGTGGTTTTTACTAATGCTTTTAATAAGTCAAGAATTAAATTTTTTACTGCATTCGTTTTTACGAATGTCATAAGAATAGGTTTAAGAATTCTAAGCATAAATTTATTTGTTACTTTCCAAACATAGCTAAATTGCTAGTATTAAACAAGAGTTGTTATTTTTATGGCAGAAGAACAAGAAGAAAAAGAGGGTACGGATTGGGCAGAAATTTTTGGTCATGGTGTACGCTTTATGATTTTAGTATGGTCGTTAGCAATGATGACTTTAGGATATATGGACAAAATTAGGAATGATGGCGCTTTTTTAGCTGGCTTGACCAGTGGAGTTTTAGGCAGCTATGGTATAAGCGTAAACAAAAAGAAACCTAATAATACTGCTAAGATAGTAGATAATAAAGACACAAACGTAGGAATTAAATGAAAAAACTGTTTGCTTTACTTCTATTCGTACCATCGGCTGCATTTGCAGATATAAAACAGGAGTTTGTTACTTCAGCACAAATTACAGTTGATATGCCTTATGTAGTAACTAACAAGGTAGGAACTACATATAGTCTTAGCGGAAATAATATTACACCTTCTGTAACTGTAGGAGATACCACAACAGCAGGAAAAATTGGAGGGATCAATGTTGGTTCGTTAACTAATGGCGTTCCAGCAATGATACAGACAGATACTACAGTAACAACATCGGGATCTGCCTTTAGCAAAACAGAATCCGTGATAATGGGAGATGCTACTCCATCTGCGGTTACACCTTCTAGTGGTATAGCAGCATTACCAGTATTAGGTGGTCAGACTACTATTGGATCAGGCGGTACTGCTGGATCTCTTGCCCTTACGTCATTGAGTTCAGGGATTCATACCTGTACCGCTGGAGGGTCAGGTACAAGTTGCGTAGGTTCAACTAAAGTAACCATAACCATAGATTGACTAGACTTTGGCTGCTAGTTTTATTAATATTACCAGTAAGACTCTTTGCTGTGCCTATTGTGCCACAATTCCGTACAGGCAGTTCTCAAACTTCAAGCACATCTGAACAAGTCATAAATGAAACGATTACCAGTTATCAATACAGAACAGGCTACAGCTATTCAGCATCAGGACATAATATTAAATCTGAAACAGGATATATCAACCCTACTCCTACGACTAAGAATGAACAAACAGTCGGAGGGGTAAATTTTAGTTGGACTTCACCAAACTTAGAATCTATACCTCGTTGGTCAATACATACAGATGGTGCCGCTTTCTCTCTTCAAGAAACATTGATTACGCCAGCACTAGACACAATAACAACAATAACTCGTCAAATAAATACAAGCACAACCACAGAAACTACGACTACCTTTGGGCAGTAGCTTTACTTCTTTGTCCTACAAAAGTTTTTGCGAATACAACCGTGGCATCGCCATCCTCAAATGCCCAAGGGGTCGTCAACAATAACGCTACCATGATAACCCCTTCAGCTATGCCATCTTATAGAATGAGTCAGGGTATAGTCTGTGCTTCACCTAGTCTAACAATCACTCCGTATGTAACAGATGCTTGGTCATTTAATAGACCAATAGAACAAGTCACTAGGCAAAATATATACGACGAAGATACTGGAGAGATAAAGTATGTTCAAGAGACTCCGAGATTTGAAAAAGATAATTACAATTTAAATTATGGTATTTCTGCTCAATTTAATATTCCATTGGGGAAATCACCAGCACTTTGCCATGAAGCAACAGCAGTAAATATTGAAGCTCAAAGACTACTAATAAAGAAAACTAAAATGGAAATCAGTTTATATCGTTTGGAAATGTGCTCAAAAATGGCGAGGGAGGGAACTAAATTCCGATCTGGCACACCAAGTGCAATTACCTGTGAAGATATTATTGTTAACATCCCCCCAAACCAAGTTATACCGCATAAACATGAATTTGAATCTAGTTTTAAAAATTCTTTTGATCGTTCTTTTTAAATTATGCAGTAGACAAGCACGGTTAGACTTGCCTACCTAGACGCCCTATCCATTGCCATATCGAATAGGGTATTTTTATTTTACCTTATTTTTTTTCAGTTGTTTTTTAATCTTTTTAAATATTTCAGATATTACCTTTTTTATTACAGGAGCCAATAATGCAGAGCTACCAGCAACCACACCGATAACAGCAGTAGAAATGAGTGCTTGAGGTGTACCAGTAATGCTTTCTCTGAATGGTACTTTTTCCCAGACTCCGACACAAGTAATACCATCTGAAGGGGATCTTTCCCATTTTAACAATCTTTCAATTCTAAGGTCATTTCTGTAATCGCCTAGTCTGAATTGTGGGTTTTTAGGAGGGCAGGGAGGAAAATCTGGTGGGGGTGGTTCAGGTAAATCAGGAATCTTTGGCTGCTCTGTTTCTGGCAAGGGCGGTGATTCATTATTAATAAGCGGTTCTTCTGTAATGACCATATTCTCAGGTGTATAGTCAAGAGGTACAAAGCTAGGAAACGGAAAATCACACGTTGTAAATACTCCATTTGGATCTTCCAGTAATAAATTACGATTACCAGTATTTTTTATATCACGATGCTGATAAGTACAACCAAGGACATCAATATCAGGTGGCTTTGTAATAGTTAAATAATGAGGAGTATATATTTCTGGAACGTCTGGAATGTATATCTCAGGAATACTTATTTCGTGTATTTCCATTCATTCATTTTATTATCGGCATAGATGGGCCTGTTACTTTAGGTAAGCCTTGGTCTAACATCTTCGGCATCATACCTTGTACGTTACCTAATATTTCATTCATTACTTTAGATTTAAACTGTTCTGAAGTTACATACTTGTAACCAAAGTACGCTCCACCGCTCATGGAAGCTACCATTACAAATGAGACAATACTCAAAATGTTTGCGATTTTTTGAAACATGATAAAAGAAGCTATCCTCCGTGCAATAAGTCATAGCCTTATTATATCAATGCTACTAATAATACCAACTATAGCCCCTTTATATTTAATATCAGGACTAGTGACAAGGCAACTAACAGATAAAACAAATTAACTTTCTTTGAATATCTCTATTATTGTATATACATTATTTATTGATGAAAGAGCTGATCGTCCATGAGCAAGACCTAATCCATAATCTGCTCTTGCAGTTTGGGTATAATGTCTAAGTTCATATACATTATTTGAACTAATTGTTACACGACACGAACCTATTAAATTATCTCCATCAGTAGCACTAGAATTTGCCGAATATCCACCCGAAACAGACATTTGTATTGCAGAACTAGCTGTAATATCATATATAAAAGCTAAACTTCGATCACTTTGGAAATACCTAGTTTTATATTTTATAAAATATGTACCAGCACCTAATGTAAATTGATTACTGCTCAAACTTACAATTCCGTCTGGATCAAAATCTTCAGTATTAAGTGTTCGTGTTTGAGTATCACCATCTAATGATGTACCACCTTGTGTATTGTATGCTTTTGTATCAGACAATCTTGCATAGGAAGCAAATAAACCACTACCACTACCTTGATTCACCCAACTTAAACCACCACTACCATCTGTTTTTAAAACTTGGTTAGCACTACCATCTGTATCAGGCAAGGTTAAGGTATAACTTGCAGCAGCACTATGAGGTGGTGCTTTTATTTTTACCCCATGACTATTTTGAGAACAATTAAGTTGAATGTATCCATCTTGAGAACTGCCGTCACCTTTAGCTGTTAAGGCTGGTACAGAAGAAGTTGAAGCCCCTGTAAGAGTTCCAGATGCAACTACATTACCTGTAACGTCAATACCAGCACCAACGTCTAAATTTTGAGCAATAGTCGTAGTTCCATCAGAAGCTATTGTTAATCTATTTGCACTATTAGTTACATCTTTAATATTAAAATCGCCATTACCATTTTTTATTTGATAATCACTGTCATTATTACTATCAGTAAGATTTATTATTGGAGTTGCACTGGTTATAGTTATATCACCAGTTGTTGTTACATTGCCAGTAACGTCTATTCCAGCCCCAACATCAAGATTGCCAGTTACATCAACATGACCATCATCATTAATTTTAAATCTAGTAGTAGTACCTGTATATTCTGTAAAATCCAAGTTTTTAGCTGATATTTTTAATCCTTGATTATGTGGATCACTAAAAATTGTAGGGCCAGTAGCATCGTGATATATTTTAAAATCTTCATTGTCTCCAACCGCAAAAAAATTAGAACCCCCATCGCCATCTATTGAGATTTTTCCAGTTCCTATAACATCCCCTGTCACATCAATACCAGCATCAAAATCTACATTTTCAGCTATATCAATATGACCGTCCGCATTGATTTTAAATTTAGTTGCAAAACTACCGCTTTGATCGTTCTGTATTACAAATTCACCGCCATCTACTAATAACCTATAATCTGGGTTTGCATTAGTATCTGTTAAATTTAAAATAGGAGTTGTACTTGATATTGTAAAATCTCCTGTAGTTATATTTTGACCTGATAGTAAAGATACAATTTCACTTGCTGTCTGATCTGCTGTTGCTGACGCTTCTATTCCATCAAGCTTCGTGTGATCTGCGTTTGTAAAATTATTATCAGTTTGACTTGCAACAGAAAAATCTAACGTGCCATCACTGTCTTGATAAGTAACTGTTATTCCTGACTCTGTATTGCCAGAAACCATGGCACCTACAATATCTTGTATCTCTTCATCAGTTTGATCTGCGGTAGCTGAAGCTTCTATTCCATCTAATTTTGTTTTCAGTGCATCAGTAAAGTTATTTTGTGTAAGACCTCCATCACCTACGCTATATGTAGTATTTGTATCGGTAGAAGCAAAGTTAAGCTTTCCATTTGTATCATCATAAGTAACAGCAATATTAGTTTCAGTATTACTACTGACCATCGCACCAATAATATCTTGTACTTCTTCAGTGCTTAATTGTGTATTTGTATCAGCAGCAGTAATAGTAATAGTATCGCTAGTAGCATTAGTTGTAATCGTGACATTCGTACCAGCAACCAGTGTAAAGGTATCAGTAGCACTATCAGCAACCACATCAGATTGACCAGAAACAGCAATAGTAGAAAAAGCATTTTGGTTCGCTTCACCACTTCCACCGCCTGATCCACTAGAAGCAGAAGTTATTCTTCCCTGCGCATCAACTGTTATATCTGTATTTGTATAAGATCCAGCAGTTACAGAAGTGTTAGCTAATTTATCAGCCGTTACAGCATCATCAGCTATTTTTGCGGTTGAAATAACCCCATTATCAATAGTAAAAGTTGCACCGCTATTGCTGATTGTTATATCACCCTTGTCACCATCTGATACTGCTGGACCTTGCGCACCTGTTGCACCTTGTGGCCCTGCTGTTGTAATTTCAACGGTTGTTACGTCAGATACTTGACTTACAACAACTTGATTAGGATTGCTCATGCTGTGTAACCTTCACTTACAAATAGTGTACCTTCTAAATAATATTCTTTGTTACCCGATCCATCTGTTAATAATACATCATATTTTAGAATATTAGGCGTAAAATTTGTTGTATCAGTATCAGTTAAAGCTATATCAACAATTCCTCCTGATCTATTTGTATAAGTAACAGTAAAATCCGCATATTTTGTAGACCTAGATGTATCATAAACCATTGCTGCTACTGTATAACCTGTAAGATCTATTGCTGAACCAGTAGAATCTTTAAAAGTTAAACGTAAGGGGAAATCTGCCCTGCGTTGTACAGTAAAATCTTTTTTTGCAGGGATGACAGCCATTAGATACTAATAATATTATTTACATATTACCAAGGTACACCATAAGTCACGGTAGGTGTTTTTGATTCTGTAATTTGTGCAGCAATAGATGTTTCTATTCTTGTAACTTCATCAGATCCTAAAGCAGCTTTAGCCCATGCAATAGCATTGTCTTTAGTTATATCTGCATAGGCAGTAAATGATCCAGAATCAGCTTCTGCAAGTCCTGCTGCACCATAACAAGATCCTGTATGATCTCCATCTGCGTCACTTGCAGTCCAATGAACAGTGGTTACAACATCAGATAAACTTCCTACAGTTTTTGTCGCATCTAAAGACACAACATTCCAAGTAACAGCCATAATATTTAAAAGTATATTTATTATTATAATTAAATTTTAAGTAGCAATCAATCCAAAGGTTCTTAAAACAGCTAAAACACTTTCAAGTTTAGATTCTAACTCTACACAAAATTCTAACAATTCTGTTCCAGTTGCA